CGCATGTATGGCGGCCTCAACTTCATGCTCAAACCGAGCGACAAGCCGATTGATGAGTTGCTCAAGACCGCACTGGCCGGCATCCCCAAGGGCGTCCTCGGCCCGGCGTCGGTCTCGAAAGCATCCGGCATGGACACGGCATCCACCGACGCGAACTACGCGCCTGACGAGTTGAAGGAGTATCAGTACACCGTTGACAAGGGAGCCTTGAAGCAGCGCATCCAGGGTAGGTTGGTTCGGCCGGCATCCGTCATCGACAAGAGCGGTGTAGTCAACACATCCAAGGTTGACCGCATCAAGGCGATGGTTGGATTGCGGGACAAACTCAATGCTCTCATGGCGGCAATGGCGACCATGCCCGACGAGGAATCCCCCAACGAATTCATCGCTCTCCAGCGCGAGGACCTGCGCAAAGCCTACGATTCGTTCGTCAAGCAGTACGGATACTTGAACTCGACCTACAACGGATTGTTCCGCGAGGACCCGCACTACCCGCGCCTGCTGGCCCTTGAGAACTACGACAAGGCCAAGAAGAAGGGCGAGCCTGCCGACATCTTCAAGAAGCGCACCATCTTCCCGCGGCAACCGTTAAAGATCGTTTCAGATGACCCCAAGGAAGCCCTCCAGCAGATCATGGGAGAGCGCGGCTATCCGGATGTCAATCTGATGGCCCAGCTCCAAGGTAAGGAACCCAAGGGCGTTGCTGCCCGGTTGGTGAAAGATGGCCTGATCTTCCGCGATCCGGTCTCGGGCGAGTACGAGACGCGGGAGAAGTACCTCTCAGGCTACGTCCGCGACAAGCTCGATGACGCCAAGAAAGCCGTTGAGCAGGGTCTGGAAGAATACAAACCGAATGTCAAGGCACTGGCCGATGTTCAACCGAAAGACCTTGAAATCAGTGATGACGCCGAAACCTCCATATCTGTGCGGCTGGGTGGGACATGGATTCCCATTCCTGCGCTGGAGCAATTCTTCGAAGAGACGTTCAAATCGGGTGCGGACATCGGCTACGCTGGCGGCACATGGAACGTCGCGGCCAACAGCCCATGGACCCCGGAACTCGTTACCGAATGGTCTGGTGGCGGGGTCAAGGGCGATGAATTGTTCCAGCTTGCCCTGAACCAGAAGCAACCAACCGTCTACTTCCCCAAGAACAGCGACGGCACAGGCGGTGGGATTGATGCTGAACGGACAACCGGAGCGCGCGCCATGCAGGAGCGTATCCGCAACGAGTTCCAGAAATGGGCTGGCAAGTCGAAGGAATGGAAATCTCCACTCGAAAAGGCTTATAACTACGCTTTCAACAATCTCGTCACCACCGAGTATGACGGCTCACATCTCACCTTCCCCGGAATGAATCCGGCCATCAAACTCAAAGCCCACCAGGTCAACGCCGTGTGGCGCATGCTGCAGGATGGCAAAGCCCTGCTGGCCCACGAGGTTGGAGCGGGCAAGACGTTTGAGATGGTTGCGGCGGTTATGGAAGGCAAGCGCGTCGGGCTGTTCAAGAAGCCGATGCTTGCGGTCCCAAACCATATTGTCGATCAGTTCCGGAAAGAGTTCCTCTTGCTCTATCCCGGTGCCAATATCCTTGTCCCGACCGAGGAAGACTTCGACTCGAAGAACCGCCAGCGCATTATGAGCCAGATTGCAACCGGCGACTATGACGCGATCATTCTTCCCCACTCCCAGTTCAACCTCTTGGACATCTCGCCCGAACGCCAGTTGGTGACGATTGAGAAACAGATGGATGAGTTGGAAGAGACTCTCCACGCCATGAGGAAGACGGCCGGCAAGCGCGATCGCTCGGTAAAGGAACTGGAGAAAGCGAAGGAAAAGCTCCGGACGCGCATCGCTCAACTACGCAATCTCAAGGCCGACAAAGCCATCAACTTTGACGATACCGGCGTGGATGCTCTGTTCATCGACGAGGCCCACGAGTACAAGAATCTGACGTTCTACACCAAAATGACACGCATTGCCGGGATTCAGCAGGGTAACGCCAAGCGCGCTCTCCGGTTGAAGATGAAGACCGAATACCTCCAGGACAAGAACAAGGGGCGCGGCGTCTTCTTTGCCACAGGCACACCAGTCCAGAACACCATGGCCGAACTTTACACCATGATCAAGTACGTGGCGCCGGAAGTCTTGGAGAAGGCTGGAATCCGTTTCTTCGACGATTGGGCGGCCAACTTCGGCTCAACGATCACGGCAATGGAACTCTCGGCCGACGGGCGCACATTCAAGGCGCGCACCAAGTTTGCCCGGTTCCAGAACGTTCCTGAGTTGATGCAGATGTTCCGGTCCTTTGCCGACGTGAAGACCGCAGCGGACCTGAACCTTCCCCGTCCCGAACTCGAAGGCGGCAAGCCCATCATCGTGTCCGTGCCTGGCAGCGAGATACTGGACCGCTACGTTCAGGACCTGATGTATCGCGCGGCTCATCTCCCCAAGGACCCCAAAGACGACAACATGCTCAAGATCGTCAGTGAGGGCCGAAAGGCAGCTACGGACCTGCGCCTGCTGGACCAGGAGATTGCCGACGAGCGCGACTCGAAGATCAACGTTGCAGTTCGCCAGATTCGCCGGGAATGGGAAGAGGGAAAGGAAGACCATTCTACTCAGATGGTCTTTCTCGATATGTACCGGGCGACCAACGCTGAAGACAAAGAACTCCTGAACCTGTACGACGACATGCGGAAGAAACTCATTGCGTCGGGAGTTCCAGCGCACGAGATTGCCGTCATTGGGGAGCACAACACCCGCCTGAAACGGCAGGCACTATTCGACAAGATGAACGCCGGCACAGTTCGCGTCCTGCTTGGGTCAACTCAGAAGATGGGTTCTGGCACCAATGCGCAGCAGAAGTTGAAGGCTCTCCACCACATCGACTTGACGTGGAGACCAGGAGACCTCACCCAGCGCGAGGGACGTATCCTGCGTCAAGGTAATGAGAACAAGACCGTCCGCATCTACAACTACCTGACCGAGCGCAGTTTCGATGCCTACATGGCCCAGACGCTGCAATCGAAAGCCGAGTTCCTGTCTCAGATATTGAGTGGGCGCGCGAAGGGGCGGACGGCTCTCGACGCGGCGGCCGACATGGTTCTCTCGCTCGAAGAGATGAAGGTTGCAGCCTCGGGCAACCCGGACATAAAGAAGAAATATGACCTTGAGATGCGCCGGTCGCAACTCTACTCGCTTGAACGGGAGTTCGCGGCTAAGCTCCGCGAAGTGAAGTGGCGCGCGGAATCAGCGGAGTTGTCTGTCGCCAGCGCCAAAACACGCGCGTCCGCTCTTGAAAAGACCCAGGCGAAGATCGACGCCATCAGGGGCCCGGAGGGTGAGGGCTTCGAGATGGAGGTAGATGGCCAGAAGTTCACAGATCGTAAAGCTGCGACCGAGTACCTCGAAGCAATGAAGGAGTTGCCACAAGGCACATTCTGGATGAAGGTGAACGGGATCAACGTCTCGGTCAAGCCTCGGGTAGAGAATGTTCTCGGTGGAAAGGGCGAAGACGGCAAGACTACTCACATCGAGTACGCTCTCGAATACGAGAACCGTGATCACACGACACCCGAACAGACGATGGCATCGCTTGGCCGGTCAATCGAGTCCAGGCTCCGCGAAATACCGAGCGACATCCGGCGCAGTCAGACTGTTGCTGAGCGCGAGGAAGAGGATGCACGGCGCTACCGCGAGCAGTTGAAGAAGAGAGACTTCCCGGAAAAAGACGAACTTGACAAGGTTGAGAAGGACTTGCGGGAGGTAGAGAAGCGGCTCGGCCTGGGAAACATCAACACCGGCTCCCAAGCGAGCGGTGAAGAGGCGCAGGCGGACGTTGATGCCGAAACGCCGGAAGAGGAACCAGCCGACAAGGATGAGGACTCGGAGGACGAGAAGGACGAGCCTGAGCCCGGCACACCGAAGCCAAATAAACCACAGTCCGACCTCGGCAGCACCTTCCATTCCGGCTTTGCCGACCCCGAGCTATTCAAGCGTCTCTTCCCCGACTTCGCGCAGAGCATCAAGGAATGGGCGAGTGACGAGCCGACGACGGCCACAGAAGAGAAGGAACTCATCCGGCAGAAGGCTGGCGAGATGGACCGGCGTGTAGCCATCGCCGTGCACATGCTCAAGGGCGCATCGAAGGCATGGCGCTCACGCTCTCACGAGGAATCCATTCGCTTCTGGAACGCTGTCGAGAGCGGTGACCTGTCCCGGCTGGGACCCAATGACCGTAAACTGGCGGAAGTCTTTGCCGCGGCTTTCGATTCGATGAAGGCGCAACTCCAGAAGCTCAAGCCGGAGCTGCTGCGCAACTACATCGAGAATTACTTTCCGCACATCTGGGAACGTCCGTCTCAGGTGGGCGCAACGGTCAAGGGCCTGCTCACCGGCAAGCGTCCATTACAGGGCAAAGCTTCATTCCTAAAACAGCGCACCATCCCGACGATGCAGGATGGTCTCGACCTCGGATTTAAGCCACTGAGTTGGAACCCGGTCGATTCATTCCTGTTGAAGTATGCGGAGATGGCGCAATTCCTGATGGCTCACCAGACCCTCGACGTGATGAAGAAGTCGGGAACGGCCAAGTTTGTTCGCGGCAGTAAGCCTGCTCCCGACGGCTGGACCCTGCTCGACGATAGGATCAGCACGGTATGGCGCCCAGCAACGATGATCGACGAGGACAAGGTTGAAGACGCGACTTACGACAAGACCTACACTGGAGGGAAACGCCCCATCCCCTCGATAGCTATTGAGGACCTCGAAGACGCGCAGTACACCGGCATGGTCCTAGCGGGCCACTACTACGCGCCCAAGGACGCGGCCAGGGTTTTCAATAACTACGTCTCCAAGGGCTTCGCGGGCCGTAGCACGATCTTTGATATTGCCCGCTGGCTCAACAACAACCTGAACACCCTGCAGCTCGGAGTGAGCGCCTTCCACGCTTCGATGATTACCGGCGTGGGAATTACGTCGGACCTGGCTCTCGGCGTCCAGCAGCTCACGGAAGGCAAGCCGGTGAGTTTTGCCAAGGCTGCTATCCGCACCCTGGCGTTCCCCGTCTCGGCTTTGAACACCGTCCGCAACGGCATGAAGCTCATGCGCTCCTATCTAGATCCGGTCAAGTATCCAGAGATGGCGAAGGAGGCCGAAGCCATGGCGGTGGCTGGCGGCAGGTTGAAAGAGAATACGATCAAGATTCGCGCACTCGACACAGCAATCAACGCTTTCAGCAACAAAGCGTACCTCAAGGGACTGTCGGCCATTCCCGGCGCCATCCTGCAAAGCCTGACGTCTCCGATCATGGAGCATTACGTCCCGGTGATGAAGCTCGGCATCTTCTACGGCATGGCCCACGACATCCTTGACGAGCACTCGCGCGGGAAGATCAACAGCATACAGGTTCGCACCCGTCTCGACGAGGCATGGAACTCGGTCGACAACCGAGCTGGCCAGATGGTCTACCGGAATCTCTTCTGGAACCGTGCCATGCTCGATGTGCTGCAGGTTGGAACCCGGTCGGTGGGATGGAACTACGGAACCTTTGCGGAGGCGTTCGGAGCCGTCAAGGGAACGGCGCGCGCTGCGGTCGCGGCGGCAACAGGAAAAAAGCCGAGGCTTACCCCGTCCATGGCCTTTGCACTGGCGCTACCGATCACGACGGGGCTGATGTGCGCGGCGCAGAACTATATGAGGACCGGACACTCCCCCGACACATGGAAGGACTACTTTTACATCAGGACTACGGATGGCGTCTATCTGAGCCCGCCAACCTACATGAAGGAAGTTTTCAGTTACGCTCACGACCCGCTGGGAACGTTGGGCCACAAGGCTGGACCGCTGGCGGAAGCGACATTTGAACTCCTGCAAAACAAGGACTTCTACGGTGAAGAGATTCGGCACAAGGACGATCCGGTTATCAGCCAATTGGCCGAGGTTGCGGAGTGGGCGGCCAAACAGACCATCCCATTCTCGTTCTCGTCGGCGGGCAAGCTGCTCGAGAACCGCGGCGCGCAGCAGACTCTAGGATCGATGTTGACTGAGGGTATCAAGCACCCAGGCGACATCATTGCCGGTCAACTCGGCTTCACCCAGGCTCCGGCGTTCATCCAGCACTCGGACGCTTTGAATAAGGCCCGCGAATACGGGCAGGAGAACCGGCCATCGGGCACCAAGACCAAGCAGCAGGCCGAGAAGTCTCAAGCTATGCACACGATCGAGGATATGTACCGGTCAAAGAAAGTGGATAAGGATGCGATTGCCGCCTTCAAGAAAGCAGGCATCATCAGCGAAGTCGACTTGCTGCGCGCCCGACTCTACGCGCGTAGCGAACCACTGACGGCCGCTGTAAGCTCGCTGCACTCCGACCAGGCATTGAACGTTTACGTCCTGGCGACACCGGAAGAGAAGAAGGCACTGAGGCCGTTGATTGAACTGAAGCAACGGGAAATCAACAACGATACCGCACCGGACCAAAGGGACGCTTTGAAAAAGGCGTACCGCGAAGCCCTGCACCCCACACCCAGATTCACCGGAACACCGCAAAGCTAGGAGGACCGAAATGCGAATGACGCTCGAAGAACGCCGCAAGCGTAGTGATGACCGCAAGGCGGGAAAGCCGGTGGGGCCCCTTCCACCGCAGGGACCGAAGAAGAAGGATTACAGCGCGCCTAAGCCTTGGGAGACTATCGACGATAAGGTTCACGTCCCCCGGATCATGGACCCGGACCCGAACATCTTCCCTCCGAAACTGCGGCTGGCGCTCCAGCACTATTTAGACTTCGACCCGCGTGATCCTTCCAAGGCAGCCAAGGCAGCCAAGATGGACGTGGAAGAGTTTAGGAAGCATCTCCATTCCCCAGGGGTGCGCACCTGGCTCAAGAACCAAGAGGATGCCATCGACGAGAAGATGGCAGAACTAAGAGCGAAAGCCCGCATGCTCACTCACGACCATCTTGATGCGGCAGTTGTTGACCTCCTCCAGAGCCCAAGCACTCCCGCAGCAGTAAAGGCCACAGTCGTGACAACAGGCTATCGACGATTTGGGATGCTCAAGGACCGGTCTGAGGTCACTGGTGCTGGCGGTGCTGCGCTGGCGTTCGAGTTGGTGAGGATCGGCAGCCGTAAGAAGGAGAGCGATGTCCCCAGCAACGATACATCCTCTCTATAATCCACTCATCTCGCTGCAACCAAAACAGGGCGAAGTCTTCGATCTTGCCGAGTCCAACGTTGCAACGTGGATCGGTGCCGGCGGTGGCCGCGGTGGAGCGAAGTCGCGCTGCATCCAGTCCGTCATGCTGGCGCGACGGCTGGCCAATCCCGGAACTCTGGGAACCATCGTCATGCGTAACTCTGACCAGGTGCGCAAGTACCACGAGGACGCCATGCTCCGCGCGTGGCCCCAACTCAACAACTGCTACCACAAGGGCGACAGGAAACTCACGCTGCCCTTCGCTTCCGGTGCGCCGTCTCAGATCGAATTCAACTACGCTGAAACTCTCGACGACGTAATCCGCCGGTTCCGCTCCGCCAACTACTTTGACATCGCCATCGACCAAGCCGAGCAGTTCACGGAAGAGGAACTCCGCGAAATCAAGCAGGCTGTCCGCTGGCCAGATGTGCCGGAAGGAACCTGCAAGCTCATCCTCGCGTTCAATATGGGCGGGGTTGGTATTGGATTCCTGCGGAAGAAGTTCCACGACGATGAGTTCAATGAGCGTGAAGATCCCAAGTCCTTCGCCTTCGTCCACTTCTTTCCTTACGACAACTGCGAGTGGGTGAGGCCGGCACTTCAGGCCGATGGGCTAACCGTCGAGGATTACTACTCGTGGCCTATCTCCAGGCGCCGGGAATACTGCGCCACCCGCTCAGACTACGGGAAAGCCCTCGTTTCGCAGGACGATGCTCTTGTCCAGCGCGACTTCGACGGGTCGTGGGATTCGCTGGAAGGCGCTTTCTTTACCAGGTCCTTTGATCGCAATTCCAGTGTCCGTCCGCCCGAGGACATCAAGGAACTCATCAAGCCGTGGTGGGAGAAGTGGCTCTCGCAGGACTGGGCGCGCGGCCACTATTGCATCACCTACTGGCATGCGATGGGCGAGATGTCGCCGTCCGAAGTCAAGAGGTATCTGGGCTGGGAAGTGCGCTATGCCCTCAAAGTCATCGTCACCTACCGCGAGTACGTTGCCGGCGGTGAAGCTGCTCCGGACTCAGGTGGAGACCGCGAACTCGACGAGGAAGACATTGGGCGGAAGATCGTCGAGCTTACGCCCGAGAGCGAGCGGACTCAACTCTCTGATTTCTTCCTGTCGCCCGATGCGTTTGGCAAAAAGAACAGCAAGAACACCATCGCTCAGACCGAGGGCGAAATCCTTATGGCCAGCGACATGCCCTACCCGCGCGCGGCGGACAATGACCTTGAGGGTGGCTGGGGATTGATGTCGAAACTGATGCTGGCAACCAAGCGTAAGGGGCAGCGCGGTGAGGAAGTATGGCTCATCTCGGCTAATTGTGTCGAGCTGGTAGCGGCGATTCCCCTGGCGATGAGAGACCCTAAGCGGCTGGAAGTTATTCTCAAGACGGACATCGGTGTAGCCCGCATTGAAATGGACGCCTTAGATTCTGGACGTTACGGATTGAAAAGCAAACTCCAGCCCGGTCAGAAGCCCAAGGAAGTAGAAGCCGAGGAAAAGCTCAGGGTGCTTCAAGAGGCAGGTCTCGACGAGCACTCATTGAATATCTACAGGATTCAATATAGCCAGGAGGCTCGGGTCCCCGACGAGCCAGCCCGCTTAGGCCGCGGACGCGCGACGAGGCGCACGTAGACGCTCATCGGGTGTCGGTCCTTTGGGTGGCGGCATCACCACAGATGCAGCCACGGTGTAGGACATCAGCGCCCCGCACGTGTTGCAAACGAAAATGAAGACCTGTGGCTCGAAGACCATTGTTGACTCACATTCTGTGCAACTGGGTGGGCCGGGGAAGTGATGGTCAGTCATGGTGCGGTACTCCTTTAAGGTAAGGATGCGGCTATGGGGTTAGGTGTTGCCCCTCCAGTAGTCGTCCATCAGCGCGGCCATCTTGTCGATGCGCTCGTTGGCCGGTTTCTCGGGTGTAACATTGCGGATTGCGTGACTCCCATTGGTCCGAAGGATGATGACGCTCTTGCCGGGGTCCCGAGCCGCTGAGATTGCCTGATTCATCATCCTGGCAGTCTTGCCGCCTCCGGCAGAACCGCCGACGATCTGAGCGGTAGGCACAGGTTTTGAGCAGTTCATCGAGCACTGGCCGTCCTCCCAGCAGTCGGAGCACGGTGGGACTGAGCGGATGCCGAAGCGGTAATACATCACTTCGCCCCTCGAACGTTGAACATTCTGCGAGTGTGCCAAATATTCCGCAGAGACATATCCAAAGTGTGCTCCTGGCTTGTCGGCTCGTTTAGGCATGTCTGATCGGCAATGAACAGCATTCCGTCTTCCGGCTTGAGCGCAAACGGCGAAAGAACGATGTGGTGCGCGCGGCAGATGGCGCAGTACCCGGCTATAGGCCAGCCCTGCTCCGGTGGGACTACGTGCGTGATTTCGATGCTCATTACTTGCCGTCCTTTTTGACTTCCTGATAGACGAACGGCTGAGGCATCATGGCCATCCCGGCGCAGGCCGTATCGATCATCCTGCGCTGCATCGCTTCGAGCATCTGATGCTTGGCGGCACACTCGGCCACCAACTGCTTGAGCCAGCGCGCCTCGACGTAAATGCCAACGTCATAGCCCGTCCTCCGCAGGGTCGGGTCTTTGGCTGCAGCCTCTTCGGCTTCGCGCATCTTGCGCTCAATCCAGTCCATCGTGTCCTTCATGTGCTGGAGGTAGTAGTCACGGTCGGGGTGATCGAAGATACTCATCGTGGATCAATCTCCATTTCCATTGGTGCGTAAATGCAAAGCTTCTGCCCTATTGCGCCCGGCGGCATCGGCGGCATGCGAATCTCGTACTGCGGTAGGTCGGGGTATCGCCGTCTAAGCTCCTCGATGTCTACCTCCTGCGAGAAGCGGATGAACGGCTGGTTGCGGAGGTCGGGACACGGAATGTGCCAGCCGGTCAGGCGCTCAAGAAACTGGCGGGAGCGGGTGTGCTTCATGGCGCATCTCTCAAAGCCTTGGCAACGACCTCGATTGGAATGCGCTTCAGGACCATGTTGCGCCCACTGCGTAGCCATATTTCAGTGCCCGCTCCGTCGGTGGTGCGCTGTATCGAATCGATGGCGTCGAGAGGAACAGACGCCTCCAATTTACCGCCTTCAAGCAGAATCTCGAATACATTCACCGGCTCACCCTCGGCGAATCCATCCACAACTGGATGGTCGGAAACAAATCCCGGTCGTAGCCTGCTTCGATCACCAGGATGCTCCCGTTATTGTCCAGCGCGAGAATCTGATCGCGCCATGGGACCAACTGGACAATCTTCCCATCCGGCCCCGATGCCTGCACGTAGACGATGTTTGACTTGGCATCGCCCAACAGGCACTGCTTGCCCGTCAGGACCATCCACGCCGTTTGGATTCTGCGCTTCATTTTCCCCATAGGCTTTCCCTCTCTTCCTCATCTCTCCAAACCCCTGTGTCGATCAGGTACTCACACTCAGCTTCCCCGGTGGCCCCGTCCCTTTGCTTACTGACGATGATCTTCGCCTTCCGGTTTTCCTTCTCGCTTGAACTCTTCTCGTAGTAACTGGGCCGGTGCGGAAAGATCACCACGTCGGCGTCTTGCTCAATGTTCCCAGATTCCCTCAAATCGCTCAAGCGTGGAACCTTTGTATCCCTCTTCTCCGTCTCGCGGCTCAGGTGGTGCAACAGGATTACCGGAACATCCAAGCTCTTCGCCGTCCACTTCAACCCAGCCGTGATCAGCCCCAGGTCAAAGCTCCTATTGCCGTACCTCTTGCCCTCGTCCGGCGGCTTGATCTTGCCCAGCAGGTCAATGATGATCAGGTCGAGATGCCCGGTGTTGGCCTTCAATCTGGCAGCCTTGCCGTGCATCTTGTGCAGGGTCGGCGCGCCCTCTTTATCGAAGTCGTCGATGTAGAACGGGGCTCCGACAATCTCGGCCATGGCCTCAGTCGCGTACCTCTTGTTTGTGTCGGTCCATCGGCCCTCGCGCATGTCCTGGCGGCTTACGGTGCTGCGCTGGGATATGAGCCGGTGGAATACTGACTGCTTGGACATCTCCAAAGAG